TTTTCATATTCGGAATAGCCAGATTCGATAACACCTTCGATGTGTTCAACACCAAAGTCTAACGCAACCCAGTATCCTGCTTTTAAGCATCCAAGGATAACATCGTCCCACGGTTTGTATTCTGCGTGTGAAATGCTTTTAGGTTTGAAACTTTGACTAGTTCCAAAGTAAATTTGTTTGACTTGACAATGTTCTGCCCATTGTAGAATTTCATCTAGCGGAGGAGTACCAACTACAAATAGTGTGTACATTCCGTAGGCAATAGTATGTTCTACTTCATAGCCTGTGAAATAAACTACACCTTGCCGTTCTTCTGTATTCAATCCCATTTAATATAACCTCTGCTGTAGCCATTTGGACGATCCACACCATCCGCAAATGCCTGTTGCCACTCTATATCACGATTATAACCTCTAGTCCAAAAAGAATCAACATTTAGATAACCGTTTTCAATCATCCATACAGCATCTTTCATACACTGATGAAAATTTGGATTACGTGGACTTGGTTTAATAGTAGTAACAGCTCTCCAAAGTTGCTGTTCTGCTTCTGCTCTTGATACAGCTTTGCCAACAGCATCAACAATTAATGCGTTATTATTTAGACCAATGTCTAGTCCTAGTTCGTATTTTCCACTAAGATCAATAATAACATCATAGCTTTCAGTTGTACCAAATAGTAGTATATCTCCCCATAGGTCAATATTACTAGAACCTAGTACATCAACGTTTTCACAGTGTTTAAATTTAGTTAATGTGTGATAAGCAACCCAAGCTAAAAATCCACTGCCAATAATCAGTATCTTATCTTGTCTAGAAACATCAGCAACGTCTACAGCATTAATACCACATGCTACTGGTTCGATAATATAACGTGGATGCGCTTCTGGCACTTGTACATATTCATCTTTGCGTACATTATAAATGTCTGCATACGCAGGTTCACCACGTGTAGCAACATAATCGCCGAAAGTTACATTGGTAATATTAGAACCAATGCCAATTACTTGTCCTAAACCTTCGTGTCCTTGCATATGAAGAGGTAAAGGTCCAAAATTACCTTGCATCATATCAATGTCACTACGACACACACCTGTCATTACTGCACGAACACAAATTTCGTCTTCAGTTAGTGGTGGAACATCGTATGTTACTTCTTCAAAATAACCTTGTCCAGTTGTTTGTAAACAGCGTGTCATAGTTTTTCTATTTTTTCGTGTATCCAAAAATCTTGTTCAAACTGATTTTTCCAGTAGACATCATTATTTAGGTTTGAAACGGCATCAACAATCATGTTATGATATGCTTCTTCTGGACACCAACCTAATTCAAATCGTTGTACACTGGTATCTTTCATAATGAATATAATAGAACTATCTTCTTCTTTCATAGTTCGCCAATCTGCAACTAAAGTCCACTTACTACCAAACAGTAAATGACAACGATCATCTACGTCATACGTTCCGTTAGGGTTCACGGTCCCGTATTCGGTACTATCAATGCTTTCAAGATTATGAAGTTGCAATGAATGTTTTCCAGTTACTGTTTCTTTACGCCAGTTTGGATTCATAGCAATATAAAGGCTCAGTAAGTGCGGCATTAAATCTCTGCTAACACCTCCAAATGCTAATTTTCGAGTAGTAAACCAACTACCTGGACTAGGTATGCAATTTTTTCTAACCCAGCGAATATGTACTTGTTTTGCGTGATTTGCTTTTTCTAGCAAGTCTGCAATATTATTACGCCACATATTGTTTTTAACCATCATGAAGCGTGTTTCAGGAAAATCTTCTACTAGACATTGCCAACATTTACTGTCAATTAAACCTGGTTTTTCAATAAAAACTATTTTACTAACACGAGCAACTGTTCGTGCTATAACTTCGTGTGTAAAATTAGGAGTACAGATATGCACAGTATCAAATGGTGCATGAGACAAGATAGCAGATTCAACAGTAGGTAGCATCGCTCCTTTACTAATATCTGAATCAACAGTAATAACTTCGTGACCAAGTTTTTCTAAGACAGTTTTGTATAACTGTCCAATACCCATACCAACTACAAGACTACGCTTGCTCATTCTTTTCTGCCTTTGATTGTTCGTATTGTTTAAAAAGCCGAGTTACTGCTTCCATTTGTACGGCAAATACATCTGGTGCTCCCTCGGCCGCACGTTCCATATCCCATTCACTAGGATAATGACGTAACATTGCTCGAGCGTGTTCTCTTATAATTTTAGGAACTCGTGGTGTATGCTGTGGGTTGCACAAGTCAAGTAAGAATCTTCGAGTTTGGATAACAGAACGATATCGTTCGTCAGGTAATGTCATGAATACTTTCTTCTAATTCATCAAGTTTACTAATTTCGTCTTCGGTAAATTCATCACCGTGTTCTTCTTCTGATTGTACACTCGAATCTTCTACTTCGTCAAACAAACTGGCAAACATGGTGCTGGCGTTAACCGTTTTCTTACCAATTGCACCTCTTGTACCTGGAATAGACATCCAAAACTTACTGTACATTTCAATGATGTCTTCTGCTTCTTGCCTATTTGGTGTACTAAAAATAGCTTCAACAATATCTTTGAAGTATGTTCGATTGAATTTTTCATCAACTAACATAGCTGGACACAATCCTGCATCATATTGTCGATTGGCTTCTTGGACGCTGTTCAAATGTAACCAAACATTATGCCCCATCATAATTGCGTAAGTAAAACTATCCCAAGATGTTTTTCCAATCTTACCAATTTTGTTCACGTCGTTTGGACCGTAGATACAAATTTTGTTAACTTCAACTCCGTCCATGATAGGACTGGTAGTAAAACTATCAAAATGTCCGTCTTGCACTACTACGTCTTGGAATAATCTTGTGTCTTTTGCATATTTTTTGTCATCAAGAGACGGCAACATTCTGTAGAGCCATTTTTCTCTGTCTTTAATTTCTGTTTGGACGTAGATTTGTCCGTTTGCTGTTGCAAGGAACGGGCTGGCGCAGTCAAAAGATATGGTAAAGTTTTCATTATGATGTTTCCTTATTGCACGTTGAAGATCTGTGAGCAGTAGTGCCCACTCTAACTTACTAGTACCCAAGAAGTGCATCCAATCCTGATGACCTTTTTCTAAAAGACCATCAAATTTCAATGCTACTAATCTTTTTAATACAAGGTGAACGTCACACATATTTTGTCCACCCATAGCCCAGCCATTAAATGGTTTTTCATATTTTGTTGGATCACAAAAATCTTTCATTTGTTGATACCAATCTTCGGCTTGCTGGTGGTTTTCACCTTGTAAAACATTTAAAAACTTACAAGCACCTGTGCGGTGTTTGATAAAATATTCATTGTTATATTTGGTTGCTTCAACTGCCTGCTGATATGAACTAATATTAGTAGCAGCTGCACCTGCTGGGCTACGAGCAACCCACGCTGGAATATCCAACACCATACCGTAGTCCATTAATGCATCCATCCACGCTAATACTTGTTCACGTTTCTTTTGTGCCGCATCTAATTGTGCTTGATAATTTTTAACATGGTCAATCTTAGTCATTTTAGGATTGCCATTTTTATCAAGTTTAGGATTACCACTAGCATCTAACTGTGGAACTAGTTCAACACCTTTGGCCTTTATTTCTGCCCACTTAGCCGCAACTTCTGGACCAGTTGGATCACGCCACTCACCTGCCCATACACCTTTGCCAATTTGGAATCCACCAGAATCACCTAGCACCCAACTGGTACTACGATCTCTGTTGCGAAACATGTCTTCACTTGGATCTGGTTTAGACAAATCTAAGTTAGCATGACCTGCTGAATATAAACAATGGTCAAAGTAAAACAACGCATTTGGATTTAGATAGTTCATTGCTTCTACACCCATAGGTCCAAAGCTGGCAGGAATACGTGCAGGATCTACATAATTTCCATGACGCTGTTTACCTATGTAGGTGCTAAAGAATCCAGACGTAGCTGGCAAGAAATATGCGTAATCGTTTTGTGTTGCTGTTAAGTTTTTATTCATATCAAATGTTGTGCCAATACCATACAGCTAATCCATGCCCATATAGTGTTAAATCCTACTAGTGTTGGTAATAGTTTCTTTTCACTGGCCCAAATAAGTGTAAGGCTAGTTAATAGTGTAAAGAAATATAACCACCAAATTTGTATGCCAAATATTAAGCCAGGAACAATGATACAGGCTTTTGCCGCCCAACTGGCAAATTCTACAGTATTGTAGTCAGTCCAATATTCCTTTGTAAACCACATGCTATAGCATTCTTTAATATTTTTAAATCCTATGTGACGATATACTGCACCACATAGTACTAAGAATGCTAAACATCCGGATAGTATCTGTATGTTATTCATTACTTGCTCTGTGCTGGAAGAATATAATTGTATTCAGCAACACCACTATCTACGGTAATCATCATTGCACCAACATCTGCAATTTTCATTGTAATATTACCAGACAAGTTAAGAATGCTCATTACTTGTACAACAGGCCAAGACCAAGTTTGTTTTAGTTTACCTGTAACACCAGATTCAAACACAAATTCTCCAGCGTGTGTACTTGCATCACCAAAGCTAAACACTAGGTTGTCGTCTTCGCTTTTTACTTGGAACACGCTTTCTTCACTGTGTGCGTTTGCTTGAAACTTTAAACGTTGAATACTAGCAACGCTTGGCTCAAATTCGATATCCCACTTAGCGCCTTTAAATTTAACTGATTTCAATTTTTCATTAATAATTTCAGTATTCATAAAACGATAGTCGTTTTCAAAATCGCCGTCTTTGTTTTCAAAGTGCAAACCTGTTGGAATTTCTTCTCCATTACGCTGTGCCTTAGTTACACTAATTTTTGCATGTTCTTTATATTCTGGACATTTCAAATGAATGTCTAGTTTATTTAGGTTCGGCATACCAAACACACCTGTAAATTCATCTACTGGTGTTTTAGTTTTTGCGTTAACAATAACACTACGGTCTTCAGCCATAGCTTCGATTTCTGTTGCTTCTTCAGTAGAACTAATTTTTACCAAAGGAATAAATCCTAGGCTATGTGTATGTGCTACCAGGTCTTGTAAAATGTCTTTCATATGAGTCTCCATGTTTAATGATTATATTTAGGTTTTTGTCTAAAGTCAAGAGTTTTTTCTTACTTTTTTATTGTAATTGATAGCGGATTCTACCAATGTTACAGGTGCTTCAATAGTGTTCGCCCAATGTACAAATGCTTCTGTGTCCTTGGGAAAACAATGCCCGCCAAATCCACGTAGTCCGTCTGGTCCAGGTACTAGTGTATGACTACTGCCAATTCGATTATCTTGCGATATAATTTGTCTTACTATATCAAATTCCATTCCTGTCTTTTGACAAATATCGTATATTTGGTTAAAGAAACTGGTCTTTAAAGCAAGGAACGAATTAGCAGAATATTTTATTAGGCATGCTTCGTGGGCAGTACAATTAAAAATTAAATTACAGTTGGGTAATGTAGTTTGAAATAATTCCTGCCAAAAACATTCTGGATCTTCTCCGCCTAGCACAATATATTTTTGATTGATAAAGTCTGTATTAGCAGATACTGCTCTTAAAAATTCTGGACTATAAACAATACTGTGTTTGGAATATATTTCTTCAAACGCATCAACAACCGCAGGTGTTACTGTACTTTTAATTAACACAGGCATAAAGATTGGAGTTTGATCTAATACATTGGCAATGTTTTCTGCAATAATTCCATTTTCTCCTGTAGGAGTGTTAACACAAATGATCAACCCATCGGCATCGTGATGATATTGTATTTCATTTGTTGTGTATTGAGGATCTACAATTACAATTTCGTGTTCAGATTTCAAAGCATTATGTACTGCCTTACCAACAAATCCGTATCCTGCAATTATAATTTTCATATTAAAACTCGAATAAACTGTTAAATGTATTTTTTTCTTCTGTACTTCGAATATCCCAATTTAGTACACCAATAAGATTACCCAATTTATTATCAATAATGGTTTGTTCCATTTCTTCGTGGTCAAAAGGTAAATCTTTAAACCACTGTGGCAAACGTAATTCATCTACTGGATATGCAACACTAGTAAAGCCCATGGGATTTTGTTTTAGTTTACAAACAATTACTTTTTGTCCATCGGTAATGGACATGGAGTATTTGTCTCCGTACATTCTTTTGAGCGTATTCCAATTAATGCTTGCTCTAACATGACCAGGCATATTTGCCTTGCCAGCTTTCTTCTCTTTACTTTCGTATTCTGTAATGTTGTTTGCACGTTTAGGACTTCCTTTCTCCCAACCAGGTCGGGCTTTAAATGCTGTACGAAAATGTGTAATATGATCTAACACATCTTGTTCGGTTGCACCAGTTAATACTTTTTCTAAAATGTCACTTAAGAAGTTTTGAATAAATTCTGGAGTGTCACTGCGTTTAAGATCTAATCCCATAGCTTTGATCTTACCAGGCTTACCTTCTAGGTCTGTTCGTTTACCTTCTTTGTCATAGTAAAGAACGGCATAACGCTTTTTAGTAATGAATAGACTTTTACTACCAACAATTTCGCGTCCTGCTTTAATAACCTCTCCGCGAGTCTTAGGTACGTGAAACGCATCTAACATAAACTGCGGAAAAGTAGTGTTTACTTCTTCACCAATTTGATCATACAACTGTATAACTGTTTCTTTAGTCCATGGAACATGTCCAGCATCAATTTCTTTCTTTAGTGTTTTGTAAGCACTAAAATAACAGGAATCTGTGTCTCCGTAGATAATGGCTTTGCCCACATGGTTATATTCTCCCGCAATGATTTCATTGACTTTTCCAGCCATGTGTTTGGCGATCTGTCGACCTGTAAGAGTTGTAGATTGCCCAATACGCTTATCAAAAAAGCGACAGCCAGGATTGAGAATGGCACCATAGAGCGAGTTAAGGTTAATCTTTTTAACCAACTGTCTCTTATCCCAATATTCTTCTTCAATTTTGTTACCAGCATTGATAGCCTCCTTTAGTTTGGCCTGCATCTCTTTACGTTCTGCATACCAGCGTTTAAGTAGCCCTGGAATAATACCTTCTTTTTCATAGGTAAAGATAGTACCGTTAGCTGAAAGCATCCAAGGCTGATTACTTTCAAAAATTAATCTATAAACTTCTGCCGCCGATACAACATCACTAGTTCCATCTTCCCAGTCGATAGTAATATCTGAACCAATCTCTTGATTCATTACAGCAGTGTATTCTAATGATCCAAAAACGCCTTCCCACGCCGCCGCAAAACTCTTACCTTTTGCCATTTGGCTTTGTAAGAATTCTTCAGTTATTGTTTGACGTAATTGTCCAACAATAGTTTCTGGACCCATATTCAATGCACGAATAGCACTGGGATATAGACTGTTAATGTCCAGTGAACCAACCCAGTCTTGAATGCCTTCTTTGGGATACGCAACATACGCACCTGCTGCCGCTGTATCTTCTCGCTCACTCATCTTAGGACGATTAGGAACTACAAATCCTCTGCGATGCGCTTCGTTAATAATAGCCTGTTCAGTTACAGCAACAGCACCCATCGTTGTTTGAAGCAATACTGTATTTTCATGTGCCAGTGTATTAGCAAGATCTAGGAATTTTAATTTTTTATCAAGTCTGTCCAATAGCGCACAGTCTTGTCTGTTGTATTCGACGAACGTTTTAAAATCGTTGTTGTAGAGTTGGTCCAAAGTTCCTTCATACTGAGTTTTTCTTTCACCCAGCTCGTATTCCGCGATGGCATCCAATCGATAGGAGTGTCTTTCTTCATATGTGTATTTCCTATAAAGTTCAAGATAGTCTACGTGTACGCGACCAATAAAATCATAAGTTGTTGCTGTACGTCCAAATTTTTCATATTCACGTTTGCGTGGAAATTGTTCAAACAGACAAAAACGTCTTGTGTCTTCTTTTGATAAGACTTTAGTAACACGGTTAGTAGTATAAGGAATATCAAATCCTTCACTGTTCCAGCCAGTTAGCACATCGGCATCTTTAATTAAATCCAAAAACATGTCTAACAACTCTGCTTCATTGTCAAACAAATAAGTATTAGGAAATTCTTTGACCATTTCTTTAGCATCTTCCATACTAACTTTTTTAGGAGGAATTGCCAAACAAATCATAGTATCTAACCATTGCAAGTGAACGGCAATGGCGGTGATTGGCATAAACGCATCGTCTGGACTTGCATAGCCGCGTTCAGGATCAAAGTCTACCTCAATATCGAAAAATGCTACATTTAATTTCGGAGCATCTTGATTGAGATAGTTTTCACTCAAGCAAACAAATATTGGATTTATATCTGCTTCGTACAGAGTTTTGCCACTATTAATGGCTTGCTCTTTACGTAATTCTTTTGTGTTTTTACAAACAATACGGCTTACTGCTTCACCGTAAATTGATAGATGTTTACCCTTAGGGTCTTTAACATAAAGTGTGTGACGTACAGGAATATCTCTAAATTCTCTGTCGCCTTTTTTGTTGCGTTCAACCACACGAATAATATCGTTGTCGCGGTCGAACCATGCATCAACATAGCTCATTTATTTCTCTCCATGCGATTTAAGGCTCGCAAATACCAAATACGGCAGATTATGGCCTGCCTTGCCTTTATATTATAGCAGATTTAGATACGTTTTGTAATATCCAAAACTGCTTCAATTTCTTCCCAATCAGCGTTATAAGCCTGCCAATCGCCTTTGTGTGCAATTTTGATGGCTTTGTTAATAACACTGGGTTTTACCTGTAGTTCTTCTGCAACTGCCTTAACTGTTTCTTTCAAGCCTTCTTGAAGATCTTCGATTTCACGTAGTACAGTAGATCCTTCACTGATTAGTCTTTCCAATTTTGCCTTTTCTTCTGCGCCGTAGTTGCGTCCTGACATGTAAATCTCCTAATAATATTGCCTATTATACTATACTTATGTTTACAAATCAAGAGAAGAGTTAAAAAACGGCAAAATAAATTTGCCGTTTTTCTTATGATGAAAAATCTATACCAAATGTCTTTTTAGCATCATATCCTTTGCTATCTAAATATGATTTTACAGCGGCACGTTTTTCAGGCGTAGCATTATCGTATGCTTTTTTAACTTCACCCTTGGCTAAACTAGGGTATTGAAATGCCGTATCAATGTCCGACATTTCCTTAGAACTTAGTGTTGCTTTAGGGCTAGTACGATTAGCTGTTGGTTCCGGTGTTACTGAGTTTTTTTTTGATTATATGCATCTATTCGAGCTGTCTGTGCAGAACTTAGGTCACTTAGTTGTTGAGCGTTCATACCGGAAGTATCTACAACTTTATCGCTTAGTGCTCCACTATTGCTACTACTGCCGCTAGTTGCTGGTTGTGTGCTAACACTACCTTCTTTAAATCCTTCTGGTGCTTTGGCTCCAGCAGCAACGCCTGCTTTAATAGTTTCAGCAGTTTCTGGGTCGGTTGGCCAACCACCATATAGTTTGGCAAGAAGAGCTTCAAGTTCGCTAAGTTGACGTTTGCGTTCTTCTTCTTTTGGATCTGGTGCTGGTGCTGGTGCTGGTCCAGTATCTTTTACGCAAGTTTTTCCATCTGGACTTAACTTATAACCAGTTGGGCACTTACCATCTGGTCCTGGAACAACTGGTTGAGTATCAACTTCAGGACCATTAGGGCCTGGTTCTGGTTTATCACTACGATTAGCAACATATAGGCCAATACCTAGAGCCGCAAGCGCAGCTAACAATGCTACGAATTTATTATTCTTGATTAAACGAGCAAATCGTCCGCCAAGGAAACCAACTTTGTACAATAGTCCTTCGCCTTTGGCTGCATCTGCTGTTAATTTAGCAACAGCATCATCACCTACCTTACTGCCAACTTTTTCTGCATTAGCAACAGCATCATCACCTACCTTACTGCCAACTTTTTCTGCATTAGAAACAGTTTTACTAGCAGCATCATCACTTACTTTTATTCCAAGTCTTTCTAATTCTTTTCTAGCAACGGATCTTTGTAAAGCAGTAAGACTTTGATTATTTGCCATTACTTGAAGTTCTTGTGGAGTTTTTCCTACAATCGCTCTAGCAGCTTCATCTGCTGGATTTAATGCTGCTGGTGCAGCAGGTGCCGCTGGTGCAGCAGGTGCCGCTGTTGCTGGACGTACAGGTCCTCTTGCTTCAATTTCTTTAGCCAGTTTTCTTGCAGCACGAAGTTCCCCAGGAGAGGCAACTTTAGATGCTAATGGTTCGTTAGCAAGTCGAGCTAATCTTTGTCCTCTTGGACCACTTGCCATCATTTGATCAATAACCCAACTTGCAAATTTTATTCCGCTATCAGTTTTGCCTTCGTCGATGTCATAGTCTTCAGCTAAACCAGATAATGCAAGTATACGTTCTAATTCGATTGATTCAGCAGTAGCAGTAGTTCCTTGTGTAAATCCACCATCGCTGGCATTAGATGTTGTATTTTTAGCTGATTGATTCATGAATGCGCTTGCACCAGATCCTGATGAACCGCCACTAGTTGAACTGCCACTAGTACCTGCTGATGCAACTTCTGCACCGTCTGTAATACCAAACTCAGCTGCAAGTGCTAATAATTGATCACCTGTAATTTCTTTACCTGTAACTCCTACTTTAGCTAATGCAGTTTTAACTTGATTTGGATCAATTTCTTGAGAAGCATTAGCTGCACCATTTGCAGATGCCAATTGTGTACCAGCACCCATTTCTTTCTCAGGTGCATCTTCTGGGTTTGGTCCTTGAGCAGATGCTGCAGCCGCTGGCGCTTCAGCGGATGCTACTTGTGTTAAACCCGCATTATTTTTTATTTTGTCTAGTTCATTTCTAGCTTCTTGTTCGCCTGCGGTTCCATCAGCAGATGCAGATGCAGATGCTAATGCTGTTGGTGATGCATCAGCTGGAACAACAGTTTGTGTAGCTGATTGATTAACCTCACCGCTTGGTACAGTTTGTGTCGTAGTTGTATTTGCTTGAGCTAAACCATATTTCTTTGCTATTTCTGGATACTTGGCAATAGCCGCACGAACTTCCCCGCCCATTTTTCCATCTCGGCCATATTTTGGAAATGCTTTCTTATCAATTTTAAATACTTCTTCTTGGAATGCTTTAATATTCTTATCAAACTTAGCAGCAGGTTGTGGTCTTACAGGTGTGTTGCTTTGACTATTTGCAACAGCAAGATTATCAAGTTGGTTAGTTCCAAGTGATGTACCAACTACTGCGGTTGTTCCGCCTGCAAATTTGGCAAGAGCATTTCCACCTAGTTTAGTTGCTACATTTTTTCCTGCATTAAACACTGCTGTAACACCACTAGGACCAACTAAACCTAATATATCTCCCATAGTTATGTTACCAATAGGATTGTTTGCATCTAGTTTATAACCAACCGCATCTGATGCTGTGCGTACATTTAAAGCATTTGGGTTTTGATTATATGCTTGATCAATTGCTTTTTGCTTTTCTCTTTCTTTTGCATAACTAGTATTTGGATCAAACGCACTACTAGCCGCCGCTGCCGTCATGTCGGCTAGATCAAATGTTGCCATATTTGCCCAGTCTTTAACTGTTTTGCCCACATGGTCGCTCCAATCTAATTTAGCATGACCTTTCTTTAACAACGCTAGGTTATGTTTTACTTGATCGGGGCTTAGATATCCTGTTATACTTGGTTCATAAAGTTTGGCACCTGCTTTTTTTCCTTGAGGTGTTAACGACATTTCACGCAACATTTCTAAATCAACATTTTCTTTAACTGTAGCTGTACCACCACTTCGCTCTCCTTGTGCCGGAGCTGCTGCTGGTGCTGCTGGTCTTGCTGGTTTAATTGCTGCAATCACTTCTTTAATACGTGCAATTAGTCTGTCTCTTGCTGGAATGTATTCTTTAGTATATCGTACAATTAGTGCATTAGCATCAGCTTTATGCTTGATAGGTTCAGCATCTTTAACTGTCTTTTTAAGGAACTGGTGTTCTTCAGGAGTAATAGCTTCTAAAATGGTTGTATCAATACCAAATTCTGCTAATAGTAAACTAGAAAGACTTTTACCTTCTAACATTGCGGTATTAGATTCAACAGACTCAGCAAGTGCCTTGTCTAACAAGCCATCTGCTTTATCGATAGCAGCAAACAAATCGGCTCTGGCATAAGCAGATGGTTTTGCTTTTTTCTCATCTTTACCCATGAAACCTAAAAGTGCATCTGTTTTTGCACTGTTAGGAATAAGACCTTCGTCTTCTAGTTGTTCAACTTCGCTTTGGTATGCACCAAAGCTGGCAAATCGTCCGTCTTTATTAACAAATTTTCCTTAAACAGGATCAAATAATCCTGCATATCCAAATTTACGAGCAAACCCTCCAATTATTGATGCACGTTTGTTAGCGTCAAGTTCTCGACCTACAGCCTGTTCAATATCTTGTAATCGTAAACCAACTCTCTCCATTAACTCTTCTGATTCAGTTAATAGTTGAGTTTGTTCAATACTGTCTAGTTTGTCAATTAGTGATCGTAAATCCATTTTCATTGTTCCTTATTTGTATCCGTTGGCTCGCCAAACGGGAATACTTGTACCCATTCTGTTCCTTGTTTTTGTACCCATTTTTTAGGATTAAATTTACTACGGATGATTCCGTGTAATTTTAATGCTTTTTCTTGCGTGTCCCTAAAACCCTCTGCATGAGCACTACGTTCTTCGTGATTATCAATCATGCGTTGTTTTAATCTGCCATCTCTATAGATATACATTAAATTAGCTTCATCATCGATTTCTCTACGAGGACGACCAAAGCCTGTGCGGCTACTATCGTAATCACGCTGATAAGAATCAAAACCACCATATCGACGATTTTCTAATACACGTTGACTAATTTGTTGAGCATATTGTTTTACTAATTGTTTGCGTTCTGTTTGTTGTTGTAATGTTGCTTCTTCAACTTGTTGAAAGTATTTGCCAATAATAGATACTTTTTTCGCAACAGGTTTTTGATAATGTTGCATAGTCATTTGTACTGGCAGTGCAACTTTATGTGGATTTGCACCTTCAGTTACAACTGATAGAAATTTCTTCATGTCATTAGAACCTTCTACAGGTTTTGTAGAAATGCCATCCATTGCCTGTAGAATTTTCTTCATGTCCATACAATTATCCGTTTAAACGTGTTAAGAATTGTTTCATGCGACCTAGTTCATCAGATTCTCTTAGAGGATTGCCTACTTTAGCAGCCATTGACGAGTCACCAACTGCTGCTTGCTTTCCTACCTTAGGCATCATTGCCGGATTATTAACTAGTGCTTGTTTTATTGGTGCTGCTGCAGTTGTTGGCTGAGTTTGTGTTGTTTGACCTCTAGCTTGTTGATAACCTGTTTTTGCTGCGCTTGCTACATCCGTTACACCTTGTACTATATTAGATCCAATTTTTTGTGCGCCTTGTACAGCACCTTGTACGGTGTTAACAACATTACCAACTTCTTTTCCTGCTTGATTAGCTGCACCTTGTACAAATGCTCCTGGATTTTGTGCTATTCCTTGAGCACCTTGAACTATAGGTTGTGCAAGTCCAAATGTTGCGGCATTCGCAATATCCATTCCAACACCTTCTTCGGCAGATACATCTCCTGCACCTGGCATATCTTTTGGTTCTGCTGGTGTATTTTCAGCAGATCCTGTTGTATCACCTGGTATAGTATTTGCTAAATTTTTAAAATAGTTTTCTACAGCTTGTCCGCCTTGTTGTACAGCTTGAGCAAGTCCTTCAGGATCATTTTGTTTTGCATAGTTAAGCAAAGCCTGTAAACCAGCCTGTGCCTGTGCTTTATCTTCTTCACTTAATTGTTCTTCTGGAAGTAACGCTTGTAAACTTTCTTTAAGACTTTTTGCTTTATTCTTCCACATAGCGGCCGCAGCAATTTTCTTGCCTTTTTCGCCACCACCAGCAGCTTTGGCTACTTTGTCAAATGATTTTCCTGGCTTGCCAATGTCTTTACCTGCTTTGGCGTCTTTAACTACAGCAGATTTCTCCTTCTTGGTCATACCCGCACTTGGCGCACTTTCTTCCATACTGCATTCTTTCATGCCATGCACTGGACATGACTTACCTTTTGGCGTATGATTGCATTTATCGTCAGAAGCTTCATCTACTTTTTTATCAAAAGGTTTTTTCTTCTTATCAGCAACTGCTTTTTTCATCGGCTCTTTTTTATCGCCATCTTTGTCCATGTCTAAAAAATCTGGCTTTGCACTTTCGTTAGTCTTACGATTGTCAAATTTTTCACCGTCTTTCATGCCCCATGTACCAGTCTTAGACTGTTTTAATTTTGGAGCACGATCTTTCTTTTCAGCAGCTGACATTGCCTTGGCATGACTCTTTTTACCCTTACCAGACTTGTCATCTCCATCTTCATCGCTGAAACTTGATGCAGGACGCTCATGCTTTAATCCTGTTGCAGTTTTAGTTATAGTATTACCTGCGGAGGTTTTATATGTATCGCCAACTTTAGATTTTTCATCAAAGCCTTCTTTGACTTTTTCTTCTTTGGCTTTTTTACTAGCTTGGAGTTTCTTTAGCTCTGCAACTTTAGCTTTAGCTTCCATTAACTTGTTTTTAAGTTCAAGTTTTTGGCTTTCGTTATACATTTCATTGTTGTCTAATCTAGCACCATAATCGCTAAATTCCATTTCATATTCTAAATAATGGAATACGCTGGCAATGTAGTCAGCGGCTTTAGTAATTTTAGCCTGTACCCATCCTTCAAGTTGGGCATCATCGTCTAGTTTTTTAAACAGTTTTAAACTGTAGTTGGCTAGTTTATAAAGATCAGCTTTGGCCATTGCGCCTTCGCGATCTGATTCACCGTGGGATCCAATTGGTCTTTGGTTCATGTTATCTGGTTGCATGTCGTCGTGCATAGTAAAAACTCCGTTATCGTATATTTAGCGTCTTTTAATAGTCTTACCACCGAAAATACTAGTACCTTTTAGGTCTAACGCATTAACCGCAGTACCATCTTTCTTCTTTTTCTGCTTGATTTTAGGCTGTGCTGGAGCCTTTGTACCACTTATTCCACCCCAAGGGTTACCAATATAGCTTGATTTACCTCGAGCCTTGCCTGGGCTAATATGCGGAGCATCAACAGTAGCAATATTGCCTGCACTAGTCGAACCCGCTGTAGCAGTTTCTATAATAATTTCTGTTATTTTCATGCTACTTTCCTACCTTCTTTTCGCCCGTCAAATACGGCAAACTAAACCAAAGTTGAAACCACTCAGGTGTACCAGGTCTAATATTATGTTTTTTTTCAAGTTCCTGATTCTGCATTCCTGTAACACTAATGTTACTTCCTTGATTAACTTTGTATTCATGTAATCTAGCATTACTTCCTAGTCCTGCTAGATACTGTAATGCTTTTAATTCGTGTATAGGATCATCTGGAGCAAGATAGCAGTCGTCTTGACTGTCTTGATTTAAATGCTCAGTTGTAATCCTGTATTGTTTCATTTTAATGTGCTTCTTAACATCCAACTGTGTTTTCTATGTGCATCTTGACGATCTGCAAAAAAATTGCTTAACCCATATTCGCCCATTTGATCTGCCAATTGATAAACAGCTTTAAATACTCCGCCCATTGTTTCAGAATCTTGATACAATTCTGACAACATTGTACCTGGATCAGGCACACCATTTTCGTCATTGATTTCAGTTAGCATACTAAACTTACTAAAACTAGCAGGTGCATAAGTTCCTGACTTGCGAAGATTTTCTGCAAAGTCATCGATAATACCACCTACTTCTTCGTAAATTTTTCCAAACAATTCGTGATACTGTGGAAAGTTTGATCCTTCAACATTCCAGTGAAAGTTTTGTGCTTTTAAATAAAAAGCATATTCGCTAGCAAATGCTGTTTTTAATGCTAGGTGAAATTTCTCGTCCATTTTATACTCCGTACTTGTTCTTTTTAGGTTTTGCTACAGGGCTAACTTTATTTGTGCTGTCTAGTTCTAAACTACGCATATCTCCGTGGTTAATATCTTCTACATCAGCCCCAACTACTTTAGCCGCTTTGATAAACATCTGTTGCTCAACATCGGTATACGGATGTATTGTTTTACGTTTGCCAAACCAACTCTTAGCATCCATATCTGGAGTGTTAGTTCCATCAGTGCATGCCATTGCTTGCCCTAATTTAAACGCAACATAGTCAGAATTGGCTTTTTCAACATCGCCATATGTGCTAATACCTCTAGATGATTGCGATTGCCTATGAGTAATCTTTGCTCTAGTAGCTTCTGCTACAGCTACCTTAGCAGAATTTTTAGAAACTTTTTCTGGATACTTGAGCAAGTAATGAGCAACTATATCAAACAATGGATACGCTTTTTCACCAATAGTAATCATAGCTGTTGATGGAATTCCAGCATCTTTATAAAACTTAACCTTATTACCTTTTCGTACACTATCGCGCAAATCAGTAGCACGAGCTAATCGTTCAGTTTTCTTCCAATCAATTTGAGCAAATTTATAACCGCCATGCTTTTGATTCATCATGCCGTTGTATTTTAGTAAACTACTTGCTAGCCATTCCTCATCTGTATAAACATTCAAGTGAACATTTTCACCGTATTTTTCATAAATGTTTGTGGCCATTACAAATAAGTCTTGTTCTGGAATTACATGACCTGCAACGCCGGGCCATACCGCCGCCATACATTGTAATTTAACTTCGTAAGGTAATGGATCTTTAGGACCTTCTGTACTTTCATTAGTTCCTACAAACCAAATAGGATTTTTACTGGCTTTCTTCCAAACTTCTCTATGGCCTTTGTGTGGAGGATTCCAACGACCGTAGCAAATACCAATGGTTTTTAATCCGCCGTCAAATTTTTCCCCACCTTCGGGCACTTCTTCGTAGATATTTTCAAATAGTTCGCGTAATCTCATTTTAATTCCCAGCAGGTACCCATGTAGTAGGAACAAGTTTTATGTTACCATATTTATGATGTTTTTGAGCATAACGAACATGCCCTTCACCATTAGTGTCCCATATTTCCTTACGTGGTTGTCGTTTTATTTCTGCGTCAATCTCATCTTTCATGTTTCTAATTCTTTTAATAAGGAAAAAGATAGAATCTAATCCACCGGGATATTGTTGAATCATATTGACAATGTGTTGTTGTTTCTTAGCACTTACACCTTTAGATTGCATCCAGCTAATAAATGTTTTGCCATTTATACTGTCAAAATCCTGTTGGCCTGTTGCGTGTAGTCTACTCATTTGATTAAAGAACGGATAAAAAATTCCGTTTTTATCTGGATTGGGTAAACTGCCAATGAAGTTATCAACATCTGGACCGTGTTCATTAACATATTCAATCATTTCATCGATTGGTGTAGTATCAATTGTTGGTGCAGTATCAGTATAGATAGGTCCTTGAACAATTAACCCTGGAGTGGCATTAAACATACTAAAATCATCCATAGGTTGCTGATCTTCATCTGCAGCACCAAAGCTGTCAAATGTTCCGTGACCAACTACCATTACTTGTGCTTTACTAATGCGTTGTCCTAACTCACTTGCTGCATCTACATGATAACACGTTTTGCTTCTCGGATTAGGACAGAATGTCCATATGCCTTTTGGATACTGCTTATCTCCAGTATCTAATCTTTTATTTAGACCAGGATCAACTCCAAATAGTGCATCAGCATAAACAAATCCTACAAAATTTTTAGGAGTTGCCGCGTCAAATAATGGATATAAATTTGCAAATTGTTGTGCAAACTGTTGACGTTCTTTTTGTTGTTCTGGTGTAGTAACTTTGCCACTTTGATTAGCAATAAAATTGTATACTGCTTCTTTGCTGTCGCCTTTAACACCGCGCGACCATTGATTGTGTCCTGCAAGTATTAGCGGCCCGCCTTTGACTTCTCTACCCCAATACACTTGAGGATTACCGTCCCATTTACGGCGTACAGTTGTTTTGCCTTCAAGTTCTTCTGCAATTTCTTTAAAGTGTTGTAATGCTTCTAATGTTCCTTTAGAACCTTTGAAAAATACAAAATGTTCTGGATGATTAAATGGCCGGCCGTACTTTTCCATGCTGTCGTCGTCAACAGATGCTCCAGACTCATTAAAAAACAATTCTCTAAGTAACACTATTAGTCCTTGTATTTGCCGTCGTCGTAATCTTTACGGAAATCGTCGTGAAGTTTTTTACAAACTTCTAAACATTGTTCTTCATCTAGCGAATCTGGTAGCTGACGGATAGGAAACTTTTTAATGTATTTTTTATAACTTTCTTCAACAGCCGATTTAAAAATGTTAGGATTAAGTTCTTTTTTATTTTTTACACTTTCAATACAGCGTGATACACTTGGAAAAGTAAGTTTTCTATACACATCGTCATCGTTGTGCATATAAAAAGCGAGATCTTCTATCAAATCATAGTTGATATCTGTGCCTTCTTCGTCCTGTTTGACAAAGTCTAAATCATTAAATTTTTTACCTTCTAATAGTTCTCTGATACGCATTTTTAAGCCCGTTATTAATAGTCACACGAATATTGTGCGGATATACTATTTATCGTATGCGGGTTTATAAGATTACGCTTTGATTATGCGCTCAATCTTGTTTATTGAGCCGCCTAAGTGCATTTTTGCCAAGAGTAAGTTGTTTTCGCCCGTAACATAGAAGTATGTCCCGCCCCAACTGCGATTTCTAGCAAGTTCTCGCTTGCAAGTTTTAGTTAGCTTTAACTTGGAGTTCTTTTCAGCCCATTGTATAAATGCACTGTGTTCTTGGTCAGTTTTACCCAGTGTAATTTTGTAGTCGTAATTAATTTTTGGAAGTATAATAGTATTTTCCTCCAACGGTGTATTTGCCGGTGGAACACTAATATACTTGACTTTGTCTTTGTCAAGTTTAACTATGCTATCAATACTAGACTTATCATTGGTATAAACAGTTATCCATGGAGTTTCTACGCGAACTTCTAAGTTTGCTAATTTGTTAAGTTGATGCTGTAATTTAAAAGCATAATCCAAATCGTCTTTGGTTTTAATAGATTGCGACCGCCAATGATTTTTATCTTCTAGCGAAATCTTTTTAAGATTATCTAAAGTACCAGTCCAATCTCCACCACGGAACCAGCTGGCACCAGCACAAGTTAAAACTAACTTGTACTGATATTGCCCTCTAAATAATCTTTTAGTTGTCTTGAATAACATCTTCTATTTTAATTTCTGTTGAAAGTAAAGGAATTTTTGGTTCTTTACCTTTGGCCACAATTATTAATTGATCGTTGTCTACGGTAATAGTAGCCCAACCACCGTTCTTTAATTCGCCAAACAACATCATTTTTGCAAGATTACGTTTAATATCCTTGTCAATGACACGTTGTAAAGGTCGAGCACCCATCTTAGGATCAAACCCTTTGTTGGTCAAGTATTCAACAGCATCTTTATTAATTTTAATTCGAATAGCTTTATCCTTAACTTGTTCTCTAAGTTCATCAATAAATTTAGAAACAATTTTAATCATTGTTTCTTTACCAAGTTTATTAAATGTAATAATGCCATCTAGACGATTACGGAATTCTGGTGTAAAGAATTTGTTAAGCTCTTTATCGCTATAATCTTTGCTTTGACTACCAAAACCAATTGCATTCTTTTCTGCTTCCTGTGCTCCAGCATTAGTAGTAAGGATAAGAATAAGTTGTCGACAATCTGCACGTTTGCCATTTGATCCAGTAATAAAACCATTGTCCATCATCTGTAACAATACAGTTGATACATCTGGATGTGACTTTTCTACTTCATCAAATAATAAGACAGCATTTGGGTTTTCTTGGATTTGTGTAATTAGCAAGCCTGCATTTTCTTCAAACCCAACATAGCCTGGAGGACTACCAATTAGTTTACTGATACTGTGTTTTTCCTGATACTCACTCATATCAAAACGCAGCAACTTAACGCCTAAGTGTTTAGCAAGTGACTTAGCAGTTTCGGTTTTGCCACAACCTGTTGGACCCATGAATACAAAACTACCAATAGGTTTGTTTTCAGCTTTAAGTCCTGCCTGTGCAACCATAATCTTATCAACCACTTCTGTAATAGCAAGATCCTGTCCGTACACTTCTTCTTCAAGTTTAGATTGAAGTGTAGAAAGATTATGACTTTCTGTTTCTGCTACAACTTCTTCAGGCATTTGTACAACTTTTGAAAGCTCAAATTGAATTTCGCGTTCTGTAACAATTCGCTCATCAGCAAGTTTTAAATTAAAACGACTACAAGCCAAGTCAATTAAGTCAATAGCCTTATCCGGCAATTTTTTATCTGCTTGATATTTTACGCTAAGTTTAATAGCTGCTTGTAGTGCATCGTCTTTAATTTTAACATTATGAAAACCTTCATAGTATTTCTTAATACCTTTAAGGATTTGCAGTGTAACTTCTTGTGTGGGCTCATCGATAGTAATGCGTTGGAATCGACGCATGAGCGCACGATCCTTTTCAAAATGTTTACGATATTCTTCCCATGTAGTACTAGCCACTACTTTGATATTGCCTTTGCTTAGTGCAGGCTTCATCATGTTAGCAAGATCATTTGCACTATTACTTGCCGATCCAGCACCACTAATCATGTGTGCTTCATCAATAAACAAGATAGTTTTGCCTTTTTTACTAAGGCCTTTTAATACTGCTTTGAATCGTTCTTCAAAATCACCGCGATACTTACTTCCTGCAAGCATAGCACTTATGTCTAGATTATAAACTGTATAGTCCTTAAGGAAATCTGGAATTGCACCTTTAACAATATTATATGCAAGTCCTTCAGCAATAGCAGTTTTACCAACACCCGGATCGCCAACTAATATTACATTATTTTTACTTCGACGTCCCATAGCAAGAGCTATATTCTCTAACTCATCAATACGTCCAATTACTGGATCAATTTTATTTTTCTTAACTTGTTCGTTAAGATTAGTAGTGAACGAAGATAATGCTCGATTAGAACCGGTTTCGTTATCTTGCTCTTCATCTTCTTCTATTGCATTGTTAAGATAGTCTGTGAATTTGTCTTTATCAATCTCTGCTTGTGCAATATAGAAGTAAGCCCAACTGCGTTTTTCACCCATCATGGCAATAAACACATCAGCTGGTTCAATTCTCTGACGTCCATTAAACAATACTTGCGTAAATGCTCGATTTAATACACGCTCAACGCTTTGTGTTTTTTTAGGTTTTACTACAACATCAGGTGTTGTAATTTCATCGCATTTATTTTGCAGATAGTCTGCAAGATTTTTTCTAAATTCGTCGACACGAGCACCGTAACCTTGTATAGTTTTACTAAAGCCATCGTCCATTAGCATTGCTAACAGCAAATGTTCAATAGTTAAATATTCGTGATGTAATTTTTTAGCAGTTTCAATTGCTTTTTCAAATACTGCTTGTAAGTTATCGCTAGGTTCAACCATTTAGTTTCCTTTGTTTTTTTCTTGCCATATTAAGTTTTAAATTACTTACATATTCTGTAAAAGTTATTCCATCCAAATGATCTAACTCATGTTGGAAACATCTTGCATCGATGCCTTCAAGTTCTATTATACATTGTTTTCCCGTGTTGTCAATATATGCGGCTGTAATTTTTGGACTTCGTTTAACCTTTAACCAAAGATTTGGAAAACTTAAACACCCTTCATCGCCCTCATCGAGGTCATTATCACCGTACATGATGTATGGGTTGAAGCAGCCAATTTCTCTACCGTCTTGTAATTTCATAACAAACACTCTGCGTAGTAGACCAACTTGATTTCCAGCTAGGCCAATACCGTTGTTAGCCCGCATGGTTTCTAGCATTTCTTTTTCGATTACTGCGGCATTAATGTGTTGATTAAAATCCCAATTTTCAGCTTTTTGTTTTAGTATGGGATCAGGTTCTTTGACTAATTCGAACATTCAAATCCTTTAATTCTTGTATTAATGATGGATCAGTAATAACCGGAGTTCGTATGTTTATTATAATAACAAATCTACCTTTTATTCCCTGATTGTGCGGGTTTTGAAATCCAAAGCCTGCACTGGCATATTCAATGCCCGTCTCAACGCCTGGCCGTATTTCAATTTCTTTTTCTTCCCCGGTGATATAAGATACACGTTTTTTACAGCCAATCATTGCTTCAATAGGCGTAATATTTACTGTGGTGTATAAGTCATCACCTTGTCTTCTAAAATTAGGATCAGGATTGACGATTATAGTTACATTTAAATTACCACGAGGAGCATTAGGTACACTATCGTCACCTAGTCCTTGATATCGAATAGTTTCTCCATGACTTATTCCTGGCGGCACATTTATAACAACAGTTTGATTTCTTCCGCTAGGCAATTTATAATTTGCTTCGAGTTGTTTACCAAGATAACTGTCTAATAAAGAAATTTGACATTGGATATTTAAATCTCTATTACGGCGTACCTGTCTTCCAAAGATATCTCCAAACGGGCCACGACCACCAAACGGGTCAAACCCACCTCCAAATATATCATTGAGGTCTTGAAATCCGCCAGTGTGGAATCTAACTTGCGGACCGCCTCTACGCATCTGATCATATTCCGCACGTTTTTGTCCATCGCTTAGTGTGTCATATGCTACACTAATATCTTTAAATTTGGCTTGATCTCCGCCTTTATCAGGGTGATGCTTATTAGCCAAACTTCTGTAGGCTTTTTTAATTTCATCTGGTTCAGCATCTGGCTGAACTCCTAATATTTGATAATAATCTTGCATAGTCGTAAAAACAGGTCCAATAATAATGTGTATACTACACTATTTAATTGGACCTGTCAAGAGCTAGAAATTATTTCTTCTTAGCTGGTTCTGGAACTTTTTCACCTTCCACTTTTTTGTGGACTTTGATTTTTTTGCATTCTTGTACTGGTTTATTGGTTTTCTTATCCATTACAGTTTTGCCGTCCTTACCAACTTTATCTTTACAAACTTCTTTTACTTCTCCACCTGCATAAGCTGTTCCAACTAATGCTAGTGATGTTAATAATGCAAATATTAATTTCATTTTGTTTTTCCTTTATAAAACTGGATCGTCTGTTGGGACAATTTTCTTACCACTTGCTGTTACGGCTGGAGTCGCTGTCGCTCCAAATCCTGAATTACTGCCAAAGCCTCCAGCTGATGACGGGCTAGGTGTGCCTCCAAAGCTGCTTGAGCTAAAGCCTCCTGCGGAGCTTGCTGTTCCGAAACTTGGCGTAGCTGGTGCCGAGAAACTGCCTGTTGTTGCTGGAGGTAAGCTAGATGTTGATGATTGTTGTAGTCCGCCATTATTTGCTCCATTTAATTTTTCTTGTGTACGACCAAATGCCGCAATACCTAAAACTGCTCCCATTGCAATGTGGAATAAACCAGCACCTTGTAGTGTTAGAGGATTCCATTGTGTAATAGGACTATGAGTTAGAGTTTGTAGCAAACTCCACAAGATTGGAAATACAACCATATCCATGGTACATACTAACATATACATCCAACCCATCATTGGACGCCATTTAGCATTCATCCAATCTTCTTTTTTCTTTTCGCTTTCGCTTTTTAGTTCCTCAGACATTTCTTGCTCCTATGAAATTTAGAACCAAAGGAATATTCCATTGGCTGATAATAATACACCTACTCCTGCTACACCAAAACTTGCCCAGAACATTGGCATACTAACAGCAAGGATACTTGCTGATAAGACAACAATGGCTAGTTGATATGCTGTTGATGCATAGCCAATCCATGGACTAGACTTCTTTGCTAGTTCGCGATCAGCTTCCATCTTACGAGCATTAACAGCAATCTCTTTCTTGTCGCTGTCCATGCGTTCTGCTTCTGCTTTAAACTCTGCCTTTAGTTTAGGATCGCTAGTTGTCTTTGATGCGATTTCGTAACTGACTAAACGATTGTTCTTTGCTTGATATTGTGCCCAAGCATTGTTAGCACCTAATGTATTGTTTAATACTGTGCTAGACAACTTGCCACCATACCAACTGTTAACTGCTAAGAATAATGCAAATACAGAAATAACCATACCTGCTTTGTCTTTGATCTTTGCTTCGCGTTCGCTACGGGAACCAGCCGGTGCTTTAGGTGCATCTGTATCTTTTGGTTCTTTATTGATTAACTTTAAAACTGAATCTACTACGCTCATATTTGCTCCTTTACTTATTTAGGCTTTCGAATATTTCCTTATTGTCTTTATACCATTCGTTCCAAGCATCAACTTTGATACGACACTCATGGTATTTGCTGTAATTTTTTACTACAACTTCTAATGTTTTGCTTAATTCTTTTGTGCCAGGTTCAACTTTATCAAGATCTGGACAAGATTTTGTAAGTTCTTCTGGAACTGGCGGAAAATTTATTTTTACAGGAACAGTTGTTGAACATCCTGCTAGCACAATTAATGATAATACAACAAGATATTTCATTTTGTAGTCTCCTTCACAGGATTTTCAGATGCATTGTTTAATATATCTAATGCCTCTGGTGCTACTTTACATTCTTCATCAATTTTTGCCGCTACTTCTTTTATTCTATCAATGTAAACAACTTCTTGTTGTTTAACAATTTTTGTTTTATAAACAATTTTTTCTTGGATTTTTACTGTAACTTGTTGACTACGTTCTTCTGCTTCTTTAACTTTAGCTTCCATTTCAGCTACACGAGCTCTCCAACCCATCTCAGTTCCGTATCCACCCAATAAATATGCACCTGCTCCAAATAACAATACACCAACAATTTCTGCCGGTAATTTGTATTGATTAATCATTGGAATCCATGTTACTAGTTTGCTTAACACATAGAACCCAACTCCTAACCCAAATAGAATGTAATACACCCAGATAAAAAAGTTATCTGGGATTAAACTTATCATCCATGATATTTGTCCCATTTATTAATCCTCTAGAACGTGCAACGCATGTTTATAATGTTTAATTCGATCTTCTAAACCTAGTGTACCACCATTAATACGTTTAGTCATCGTTAGGATGTCACCACTATCAGCATATTGATTTAGGTTATTTGCTTCCCAGAACCAAGCGGCACTTTGTACACAACCTTCAAATGTTGTTAAGTGTTCGCTAGCTTCGTCTAGGCTAATTTCTAAACTTTCAGCATAGCGTTGATAGTTTGATTTACCAGTTAACTGAATAAGACCACGTCCACAGAATTTCCAACCATCTCCACTTGACTCATCTCCATTGCCCATTCGATTTGCGTAAGCACGATTAGCAATAGCTTCTTGTTTGTGAGCATAACGTTGTGCTGTAGCCATATCTGGAAAATAACGTGGCCATACTTTCATTAAACTTTCTGCTTTATAGTTTAAATTTTCTTTAATTGCTCTATAACCGCCTGATTCGTGAGCTGTTTGTGCTAGAAAAGCAGCAACTCTTGGCACAGTATCAATATCGTAATCTGGAAGTATTTGGCACAACGCTTCGTACCAATGATCTGCATAAGGATTCTTTCCAATAATCTCATTGAATTTTTTCTGTGTAAAATCAAATTTAAAGCTCATTATTATTTCCTTTCTAGTGCAACCGCCCATCCGCGGTTTTCAAATATAAATGTGTTGTCTACTTTGGTAATGTTGTAGTTACCAATGTATTTAGACAAAAACATAACTTCTGCCATGCTATTACTTTCTAACATGATAGGGCCTTTTACTTCTTCGTATACTTCTTGCCTTGTACCACTAGTTACAATATCAAATGTAATTAAATCTCCAGGAGTGCGTTTAAAACTAATAGTTTCGTCAAGTAATTTTATTTCATCAGAATAACTGTTTACAAAAAATTCTTGAAAATTATCTAATTTACTGCGTTCTGTTGCTGCATCATAGGCATTTTTATCTGCTGGAATAGCCGCTGCAAGATTTTCTTCCGTAGCATCTTGACTTTTAAAATTTTTAAAATATCTAAATTTAAAGTTAGAAATACCTGTAATTTTTTTAACACCATCGAGTATTTCTACAATTTGTTCTGGAATGTGTCGACTTCTTTCAATTTCGACATATACTTTATATGTACCGTCGTCCAATTCTCCAGGACTTACGTCAGCATCCAGTACAAAGTCAAAACCCATTTCAATAAAATTTTCTAAATCTTTAGCAGGATCTTCGTGATCAACTGTAAAAGACATAGTGACGATATCTTCATCATCGCCTATTTTACTTTTAAAAGCATCAATTTCAATAATTTTTTTAACAAAACCTCTTAGGTCTGCTGATCTTAAACTTTCGTTAATCATAATTATCCTTAAGCTGCTGGAGCTCCTCCAGCTGGAGGCACAGCCGGAGCCGCACCTGCTGGAGGCATAGCTGGAGGCATAGCACCTGCTGGAGGCATAGCTGGCATTGGAACTTTAGGTTTTTCCTCGCTTGGCTGCTGTTCGGCTTTCATCTTGTCCATGTAGCCTCGATACATATCAAATGCAATTTTCTTTGGCATTTGAATTTCAACAATCCATATAGGTTTGCGATCTAATTTGCC